TTCGGGGGCGCAGTTCCCCAGATTCAGACTTCCTAACTTAACATGCCTGGACGACCAAGAATACCGACGAGTTTGAAGATTCTGCACGGGGCGGACAAGAAGAATCCGCAGCGGTTCCGTGGGAAGACGGAACCGAGGGCACCGACTGGATTGCCGGAATGTCCTGCGCATCTTGGCGAGCTGGCTCGCGAGAAGTGGGACGAGACGGTTTCGGTGCTGTCGGAGATGAGTCTACTTTCCCGCGCGGAGCGAACCGTTCTTGAACAGTTCTGCATCGCCTACGAGAACTGGCGCCAGGCCGAGACGCGAGTTGACATGATCGCGTGGGGCACGCTGCTACTCAAATTAAACAACGAGCTTGGCTTGTCGTATGTCTCGCGCAGTCGAATCAACCTGGCCACGGAAACCAAGACAGAAGGAATCAAGCAGAGGTCTAGAGCGTGATTCGCCGTAGAGTCGACAAACTGACGAAGAGTTGGATCCGCAACCGATCGGATGAATTGGCCGTCGCGATTGGCTGTCGATTCGACCAGGATAGAGCGGACCATGTGTGTGACTTCTTCGAGTCGGAGCTGCGATTGTACGAGGGCGAATTCGCCGGCCATCCATTTCGGCTGATGGAGTGGCAGCGGGACTTGTTATCCCGTGCGTTTGGTTGGGTGCGGCATTCGGAGGATTGGGGACGAGAGATCCGACGGTTTCGCAAGGTTTCCCTATGGCTCCCGAAGAAGAACGGCAAAAGTCCGATTGCCGGCGGCGTTGGGCTGTATCTACTCGCGGCCGATGGTGAGGAAGGGCAGAAAGTGTACTCCGCGGCGAAGGATGGCAAGCAGGCGGCGATTGTTCACAACCACGCCAGGCAAATGGTATTGCGGTCGCCGAACTTATCCAGCGCATGCCAGATCAACAAATCCACCGGGCGGATTGCATACCACCCGACCACGAGTTTCTACGACATCCTCAGTGGTGACAACATTGACGGCCAGGAGGGGCTGAATGGTTCGGTGGTCGTTGATGAAACGCATGTCGTGGACGATAGGTTGGCCAGGGTCTTGGAGTACATGGGCGCGAGTCGAAGTGAACCAATGCAGTTCGAGGTAAGCACGGCCGGCAGCAATCCCGAGGGGTACGGGAAACGACAATGGGATTATGGCCGACAGGTGGAACGAGGCGACATCGTTGACCATGAGTTTTTGTTCGTGTTTCACGGAGTGGAACCGACCGCGCCGGATGACGAATGTGAGGATCCAGCTACCTGGAAGGCATCGAATCCATCCTGGGGGGTAACGATCAAGCCGTCCGAGTTCGAGGCATCCGCCGACCGAGCCAGGAAAAGGGGACTATCCGAGTGGCGTTCGTTCCAGATGTATCGACTTAACAAGTGGCTTTCCGGTTCCTCGCCGTGGCTGTCCGATGGCCTTTGGCAGTCCACTGAGCGGACTTTCGATGCCACCGAATGGCGTGCTTCGGCGGGTCTCGACTTATCCAAAACGCGGGATATGTCGGCGTTAAGTCTCACATTCCAAAACGATGGGAAGCTGTACCAGACAACGAAGCTTTGGATCACCGAGGAATACGCCGACGCGAACCGATCGAAAGTGCGATTGCATGAATGGGCGGAACGCGACTTCGTGACAATTATCCCTGGTGACGTCATCCTAACCAGTTGGATTCGCGAGACGTTTTCGGAGTTTGCCGGCAATATCAACTGTCTCGTGTACGACAAGACATACGCTCAATCGTTCGTGGAGTGGGTCGAGGAGCAATATCCGAGGATCGACTGCATCGAGTTTCCGCAATCGTCGGCCGTGATGGAAGGTCCGATAGATTCGTTCCAGGCCGCGCTGAGCGACGGCACGTTGTTTCACGATCACAACCCGTGCATGGCATGGCAGGCTGGGCACGTCGAGGTCCGGGAAAACGCGCGCGGGCATAGGATCCTGCAAAAGCCAAAACGCGGAGATGTGCGGAAGATTGACGGCATGGTGGCGTCGGTCATGGGGTATTTTGGCGCTTGCCAGATGCCCGAACCGGTGAGCGGTAGTTTGTTCGTCTGTTGAGGTTCAAGACATGATCACTGGGCTTAGAGGCTGGGTTTCACGCGTCTGGAGCGCGGCCACGAGCGGGACCGCGAACCCGTCGCAGTGGCTTGTCGACTGGGTTCGAGGGGAGTCGAGCGACAGTGGCGTCGAGGTCGACGGCGTGTCGGCCATGCGTTACGCGCCGATCTGGAACGCGGTGAACAAGATTGCCGGCCATGTCGGTCAACTGCCGCTTGTCCTGCACGAGGAAATAAGCGACCGCGAGCGTCGAAAAGCAAAGAACCATCCCGCATATCGTCTGCTCAAGCGTCGACCCAATTCGCTGATGACGCCGATTGTGTTCAAGGAATTGTTGCAGCATCACGCCTTGCTGTGGGGAAATGGCAGGGCGGTGATTGTTCGCAATGGTCGCGGCGACCCTGACGAACTGATACCACTTCCCGCATATGCCGACACCGACCTAATCGACGGCGTTAAGTTGCATTGGTACAGAGACAGGAAAACGAACATTCCGTTCGTCTTCACCGACGACGAAGTGTTTCATGTTCCGGGGCTAGGGTACGACGGCATAAAGGGCTACTCGCTGGTGGAGATGGCCAGGAACTCGATTGGCCTTGGCTTGGCCAGCGAGAAGCACATGAACAGGCATTTTCGGAACAACGCGGTCCCGTCGCTCATTCTGGAAGCGCCCACCGGCGTGTTGCGAAAGGAAGAGGACGCAAGAGACTTTCTCGCCAACTGGGAGCGATTCCACAAGGGCCTAGACAATCAGCAAAAGACCGGACTACTCAGGGAGGGAATCAAGGCGACCACCCTTGGGATGCCTGGTCGTGACGCGCAGTGGATAGAGCAGCGGGTGTTTCAGCGGCAGGAGGCGGCACTATGGTTGTTGTTAGAGAGCATTCTCGGGGACGACAGTAGCGTGTCATATAACTCGCTTGAGGCGAAGAACCTAGCGTATTTAGTAAACTGCCTGATGCGGTGGCTCACGAAATGGGAAGAGGAGGGCAACCGCAAGTTATTGACGCGACGGCAGCAAGACACCGATTCCCATTTTTTCAAATTCACGACGGCGGCACTGCTGCGAGCGTCGACCAAGGAGCGATTCGAGGTTTACCAGATCGGCAGGCAAATTCGCGTGTTTTCCGCCAATGACGTGCGGGCGATGGAGGATTTACCACCGGTGGACGGAGGGGACGACTACGACAATCCGGCGACGACTCCAGGGCCATCTCCCGATGATGACTTGGGCGGTTCCGGTGACGGAGATCAAGCACCGGACAGCGATAGCGCGACAACTGCGGGAAGACGTCAGATCGCGGCCATGCTGGACGTGGAAGCGGAAAGGATCATTCGCGCGGCATCCAAGGCTGGCAACTTCGTCGCGTGGCTTGATTCGTTTTACGAAAAGCTGACGCCAGCGCTAATCGCGATGTATGCCGCGATCGGCGGGACTCAGGAAGACGCGAAGTGCCATGCCGATCTATCGAAGGAGCAAATACTCGTCGCGGCCGGTGGTGCCAGTACGACCGACGGACTGATTGCTTGTATTCGCGAAGTTTTAGTTACTTGGCCATGTCGAGCGGAGGAGTGGAATGTCTGAGCTGTATATTTACGACGAGATTGGACCAAGCGACTGGGGCTTGGTGGACGATAAATGGGTGATTTCCGAGCTAGCGAAGATCCCAGACGACGAAAACGTTGTCGTCAGGATTAACAGTCCTGGCGGGGACGCTTTCGCTGGGATTTCGATTTACAATGCCTTGACGCGGCGCGGCAACGTGACCGTCGAGGTCGACGCGCTGGCGGCGAGCGCGGCTAGCATCATAGCGATGGCTGGTGATACGATACGGATGGCTAGCAATGCTCATATGATGATCCACGACGCCTGGATGTTCGCCATGGGTAATGCCACCGAAATGCGGAAGAGCGCGGATCTGCTGGAGAAGATCGACGGGACCATCGCGGCCACGTACTCCAGACGGGTCGGGCAGGATGTCGAGGCAGTTTCCGCCCTCATGGACGATGAGACGTGGTTCACCGCGACGGAAGCCGTGGAGGCCGGTTTCGCCGACGAAATTAGCGAGCCACTGTCAATCGCGGTCTCGTGGTCGGATGGACTGCAATTTCGGCACGCTCCCGGCGACGTCCTTCGCCGCGCCTCGACACAGGCACGGCAGGTGCGCAAGGATGACGCCAAGCGGAATCAGCGGGTCGATCATGTCAATCGGCTAATTGCCAGCACGAGAATTGCGAGGCGAAAACTAGGCGCTTGACATTCGGGCAGGACACGTGTTCAATATTCCTTGACAGCCTACTTTCAGTGAATTGCACGCGCGTGAAGGCGTGGTTCACCAGCAAGCGTAACGTTTGCGGGAGAGCCATGCCTTTTTGTGTTGGCTCCCCGCGTGACATGGGGAACCAAGCATGAAAACTTCAGTTGAACTTCGCCAGGAAATTGGCGAGCTATTCGATCAGTGCGAGGCGATTACGGCCGTCGCGACCGAGGAGAACCGTGGCCTCGACGCGGCCGAACAAAAGGACGTTGACGCAATTCTTGCCGAGATTGGCGAGGAGCGCGGGCCGGAGGGTCGCCCAACCGGCAAGTGGGCCGAGGTCAAGCGAGCGGAGCGAATCGAATCGCACCGTCAGCGACTTGTCGAGCAGCGGGTCGGAGGATTGTCATCGGACACTCGCGAGGACGGTCTTCCGCAATTCGTTATTCCGAAGGCGGCCAGGTACGGGACCAAGAAGCTCCGTTCATTCGTCGGCGATGGGGGCGATTACGAGGCGTACTACTGTGGTCGGACAATTTTGGCCAGGCTCAACCACGAGCCGTCCATCGCGTGGTGTCGCGATCACGGAATTGACGTCCGAGCGGCACTGAGCACCGGCGACAACACGCTTGGCGGATTCCTGGTTCCGGCCGAAATGGATTCGCGGATTATCGATCTTCGCGAGCAGTACGGCGTATTCCGCCAATATGCTTACGGGACGTCGATGGGGAGTGACTCCAAGACGGTTCCTCGACGGAAAAGCGGGCTGACCGCGTACGCCGTCGGCGATAACGACACCATCACGGCCAGTGATAAGAACTGGCAGAACGTCGAGCTGATTGCCAAGAAGTGGGGCGTATTGTCGCTGTATTCGTCGGAAATCGACGAGGACGCGGTGATTTCCATCGCTGACAACCTGGCGGATGAAATGGCGTATGCGTTCTCCCTCAAGGAGGATCAGTGCGGTTTCATCGGCGACGGCACGAGCACATACCACGGAATCAGGGGGATTACCGTCGGTATTGGCTCTGCCTCGGTTGCAACGGCGGCGAGCGGAAATGTTTCGTTCGAGACGCTCGATCTCGACGACTTCGAGGCCGCGATGGGCAAGCTGCCAGAGTACGCGGCAATGGGAGCCGCGTGGTATATCAGCCGAGTTGGTTATTACGCCAGCATGGCGCGGCTCATGGCGGCTGGTGGTGGAAACGCCATCCAGGATCTTGGCCGTGGCCCGGAGCTGGTTTTCATGGGCCACCCCGTGCGAATCAGCCAGGTATTGAATACCACGTCTGGCACCGACGCGAGCGCCATCAAGGCGCTATTCGGGCGGCTGGATCTGTCGAGCACGCTCGGGACTCGCCGAGGAACGTCGATTACCGTGTCCACGGACCGGTACTTCGAGCTGGACCAGATCGGCATTAAGGGGACGACTCGATTCGCGATCAACAACCACGACGTCGGTGATTCGACGAACGCCGGTCCCGTCGTGGCGGTCAAGACGGCGGCAAGCTAAGGAGAACGCACGAAATGATCAATGCTCAAAACTGTAAGTTCGTCTCGGTGACGCCGCCAGCCGCCATTGTTGACAATGCGGCGTATACGACAGCCGAGATTGACACGCTCGGGTGGGATTACGCGACGATTGTTGTTTACCTCGGCGCGACGGATATCGCGATGGCCGCATTGGCCGTCACGGAATCCGACACGTCGGGATCTGGTCACGCCAACATCACTGGGTTGGTGTGGGGCACGTCGACGAACATCGACGGGTCGACTTCGGCGCTCCCGAGCGCGACGGACGACAACAAGTTCCAGATCGCGCAGATCGACCTGCGTGGAAGGAAGCGGTATCTGGATGTTTCGGCGACCGCCGGGGACGGCACAACCGGAACTTATGCGACGATTCTTTGCATTCTGAGTCGCGGCGCGACGGATCCGGTTACTGCGTCCGAGATGGGCGCTGACGAGGTTTTGCGAGTATGAGAGTTTGCCTACTTCGCCCGTGGCATGGCTGCAAGGTCGGACACGTCTTTGCGGCCATGCCCGACGGGCAGGCCAATCTGCTAATCCGCAACGGGACGGCAAGGCGTGATCTCGACACCGAAAGCAACGCTGACGACGGCGGCAACTCGGGAGCCGATCACCGTCGCCGAGGCAAAAAAGCAACTCGAAATCCCCGAGGCTGACACGCAGCACGACGACTACTTGTCGGACGTGATCACGGTTGCTCGGGAAAGGGTCGAGCACGATACGGGCATTGTTCTACTCTCCAGTACGTGGACGTACAAACTGGACGAGTGGCCGTGCGAGTATATCACGCTGCCAATTCGTCCTTTGGTGTCAGTCACGTCCATTTCGTACCTGGACACGGCTGGGGCGTCCCAGACGCTATCCAGTTCCCTGTACGAGGTCGACACGTCTCGCGTTAGGCCGGCGATTTGGCCGACCTATCAAGCGACGTGGCCATCCCTTCAGGGAATACAAAACGCCGTGACCGTGACGTTCGTGGCCGGATACGCGAACGT